CAAGGAGGCTCTCATGAGCGACGTCGACACCACCCTCACCTCGGCCCAGGCCGAGCTCTTCAAGGACCCCGCGATCGAGGCCGCGTTCCAGGCCTGGGTGGCGGAGGCCCGCAAGGGGGCCACGGCCGCGGATCGGCTCAGGGGTGCCCTGACCCGCAAGCAGTTCCTGATGCGCATCCGCGCGCTCATTCAGAGCGGTGCCATCGAGGCGGCCCGCGGGGAGGGCTGAGCGATGGGCACCTCCTTCCCCTGGGTGTACGACGACGGCGGCCGCCCGGCCGCGCCTTCCCCACCCCGCTCCTCTTCAAGGGCGACCGGCAGGTGGGGTACGTCTCCTACAACGGTCGCGTCTGGGCCGGCACGCCGCAGGACTGCAAGCCCGACGCCACCCTTCCCCCTCTACGACAACCGCTGAGACGAGATGTCTGGATTTTCTTTCATCGACCTGTTCGCCGGCATCGGGAGCCTCCGCAGGGGCTTCGAGGGTGCCGGCGGCCGCTGCGTCTACACCTCGGAGTGGAACCCCAAGTCCCAGCAGACCTACAGGGCTAACTTCCCGCACGACGGGCACGGCATCGACGGCGACATCACCAAGGTGGACGCCGCTGCCGTGCCCGACCACGACGTGCTCCTGGCGGGCTTCTTCTGCCAGCCGTTCTCCATCGCGGGGGTCTCCGCCCGGAACAGCCTGGGCAGGGCCCACGGCTTCGCCTGCGAGGCGCAGGGCACCCTCTTCTTCGACGTGGCCCGCATTCTCAGGGAGAAGAGGCCCGCCGCGTTCCTGCTCGAGAACGTCCGCAACCTTGTGTCCCACGACGGGGGTAACACGTTCCGCGTCATCCGCGGCGTCCTCGAGGAGGAGCTCGGCTACCGCGTCAGCTGGCGCGTCATCAACTCGCGGTCGTGGGTCCCCCAGAGCCGCAACCGGGTCTTCATCGCGGGCTTCAGGGACCACGGCCACTTCTCCCTAGGCACCCTGCTGGCGCCGCGTCCCGCACGCCGACCGCCGGGCGTTCTACAAGGCCGCCCGGGAGGGCACCAATGCCGAGTATCGGGCCGCGATGGAGAACGTCCTGACTAAGTCGTTCGAGGCCCGCTGATGGACTCGTACGACGAAGGCTGGGAGGACTGGTTTGACGGCCTGCAGCCTCAGTCTGACGATCCCGAGTACCTGCGCGGCTGGAACGACGCCGACAACTCCTGCGAGGAGTGGCCCGGCTAATGGACTTCCTCCTAAACGAGACCCCCGTGCCCTGGCTGCCGCTCTACCTGGACGAGCACGGTACCTTCGCCCTGGTCAGCGCCGAGGACTACCCCTGGGCCAGTCGGTTCTCCTGGAGGCCCAAGCCCGACAAGACCGGCCGCAAGCTGTACGCCGTGCGCAGCATGGACGTCGGGCGCCCTGTCGGAAAGGACAGGGCCGGACGCAGGCAGGTCAGCATCCACCTCCACAAGGAGGTCTGCCTGAGGGCATTCGGGCCGCCACCCACTCCCCGCCACGTCATCGGGGACCACCTGGACGGCAACAGCCTGGACTGCCGCCGGAGCAACCTCCGCTGGGCGACGAGGAGCGAGAACAACATGAACCTCAACGGTTGGTACGCCCGGCAGATGAGGCTGCCGTTGGAGGCCAGGGATGCGCGCTTACGATAAGGCGTTCCTCTGCCTGGTGCTCGCGACCGCGGCGGCCATGCTACTGGGATTCGGCGTCCGCTCGTGCGTCATGGGCGGGCTGGAAGAGATCCGCAGGAGCACCGAGTGCGCCCTGCGTGGCGGGGTGATGGTCAGGGAGGCGAGGAATAGCTCTCGCCTGGCCTGCGCAAGACTGATGGAGGAGTAGGTGACCAAGAGGGTGTGGCCCGGCCTGGGTCGGGCGGCTGTGACTATCAAAGGCGCGAACCCCACGGAGGCTTGGCTCCAGGACGTGGAGGACTGGCTGGTCAGCAGCCGGTTCTCCCTGGGCGACCTGGCGGTGTGCGACCGCGTGCTGTCGGGCCTGGACAACGAGAGGATGGCCGAGCACTGCCGGCGCGGGGCCCGGCCCATCCCGGGGGCCCCGCCCTCCATGCGGGACATCCTGGAGGCCCTCAGGGCGGAGCCCTCCCTGTGAGCCTGCTCGACCTGACCGAGTACGACCACCACGTCCTGGCTGCGCTCGTCCACTACAGGAGTGTGCAGTCCCGGGAGGAGATGGAGAGGACTGATCCCCAGTCGCCGCTGGTGCGCTGGATGATCAACTACATGCCGGCCCCAGAGGGCGAGGAGATACTAAACGGCCGCATGAACGGCTACGGCGTGGGGGTGGAGAAGAACCCCAGGACGAGGGAGTGGTGCGTGGTGTTCTACCACCCGCTCACGAGGCAGCCGGCGGCCCAAGTGGTGGTCCCGGGCAGCGCGCCACCTCCTCCCATACCGCCGTGGGTAACTTAGCGCTTGCCTTCTCTTTGAACCCCGCTATAATCGTGCGACCGGTCAAGGGACCGCGATAGCACATAACAGGAGAACTGCCTTGGAAATCCAGCTAAAGAAAGACTTCGTGGCCTCCCTGGCGCAGGCCGTGAACGCCACCCACCCAGTCCTCTGCAAGCACCTGCTCAGCAGGATCAACCGCTACGGCGAGGAGAGCCTGACGCTCGACACCAACCGTCTGGAGGAGCTCGACGAGGGCCTGACCCCGGCGGCCCTGGAAGACCTGGTGTACGAGCACGCTCGGGCCGTCAAGGCCCAGGGCGTCATGATGTACATCGGCTCCATCCGACTGGTGCTCAAGGACGTCAAGAGGTCCAAGCCGGGCAGCCTGGCGGCCCTGCAGGCCGCGCTCCGTGTCTACTTCCTGGAGGACGCGCTGGACGGCTGGCTGTACAAGGAGTGCGGCGACAAGTTTCTCCCCTTCGTGATCAACGGCGTCTACCTCAAGCTGCACACCACGAGGGAGAAGAGCGAGGGGGCCAAGGACTACGTGCGCCTCAGTTTCGTGGCGCACTCCACTGCGGGCACCGCCAGGAGCTACCGCAACACGTGCAGCCGGCGGGACGACTACGGCTCAGAGTACGACAGCGTCTCCTGGGAGTGGGGCGACTTCAACAAGAAGACGGTCCCCGACCTGCTGGCCGAGAAGGGCCTCTTCCACGAGAGGCCCGAGCTCAAGGCGGACTACCTCCGCCAGCTGGCCCTGTTCGACGCCTATCGCCCCAGGTTCGGCGAGCAGTTCGTGGGCGTGTCGGGCTCCCTGGAGATGGAGTTCGACCCCGATGACAACTCCGAGTACAGGAGTCGGCGCAACCGAGAGCTCGTGTCGGAGGCCTGCTACATCAACGACGACGGCAGCGTCGAGCGCGCCGAGATGGCCGAGGAGCGCGAGAACACCCACTGGGTAGAGACCACCGGGCTCGCCGAGGACAGCCCTCTGTTCCGGCGCATCCCGGTCCACCCCTACCTGCGCATGTTCAACCTGGGCACCCACGCGTTCGCCTTCAAGCACGTGGACGACGTGAGGCCCTACGTCTACCGCGAGGACATGGCCGACAAGATCGTACTACCGGAGGCCCACCGCGACCTCATCGAAGTGCTGACCACCGACTTCGACGCGGTCCTCGGGGGCGATGTAGTAGAGGGCAAGGGCACTGGGGCCTGCATCCTCTGCAAGGGCCAGGCGGGCCTAGGCAAGACCCTGACCGCCGAGATCTCCTCCGAGGTCAGCAGGAAGCCCCTCTACAAGGTGCACTCCGGTCAGCTGGGCACCGACGCCCAGGAGGTCGAGAAGACGCTCAAGGTCATCTTCGGCCGGGCCGAGCGGTGGGGGTGCATCCTCCTGCTCGACGAGGCGGACGTGTACATCCGCCGCCGGGGCGACGACCTGGACCACAACGCCGTGGTGGCAGCCTTCCTGCGCACCATGGAGTACTTCGGCGGCACGTTCTTCATGACCACTAACCGGGCCGACGACGTCGACGACGCGATCGAGAGCCGCTGCGTGGCCATCATCCTCTACGAAATGCCGAGCGCCAGGGAGCTCCGCCGCATCTTCGAGATCCAGTCCGAGAGCTGGGGGGCCGAGCTGTCCGAGAGCGACCTCGAAAAGCTGGTCAGCTACTACGACGGCAGCTGTCGGGACGCGACGTCGGCCAGCTGGTCAAGCTGGCAACTCGCTACGCCGCGGCGCGGAAGATCCGAGTGGACAGCGAGGTCATCCGCAAGCTGGCCCAGTTCAAGGGGTTCTGAGGCATGGACATCAAGACCCTCCCCGAGCTCATCGCCTGCGTCCGGCAGGCCGTCGACGACATGCCCTCCCGGGTCGGGGAGGCCGTCCTCATGGTCTGCGACGCCGTCGAGAACACCATGAAGAAAGAGGTCCCCACCCAGGGGCCTCCTCCTTTCGAGACGGGGGACGTCGTCCGCGTCAGGGGCATACCCACCGCCCCGCTCATGTCGGTCTCTTCCTGCCAGCTGCACTCCCAGCACGGCTGGCTAGTGCCGGTCTGCTGGTTCGTGGAGGACCACGAGGCCACTTCCACATTCCTGGCGGGGCAGCTGGAGAAGGTCAGGTGACCCCCAACGAGATCGACCGAGAGGGCGACCTCCGCCATGCCCTGCGCGAGCTCCGCGTGGTCATAAGCGCGGAGTTCACCTACGCGGTCGCCCAGGTGAGGGCCCGCAACGCCGGGCTGCCCTGCCCGTCCCGCGAGCACTTTGCGGGGCAGGACGCCTTCCGCAGGGTGGTGAGGGACAACCTCTCCATGGACCTGGCGGGCACGATCCTGTTCCTGACCGTGCTGGCCCTGCGCGGCAGCCACCCCAGAGAGCTTCAGAGGAGCACGCTGAATTGACCCACATTATGATCGACATCGAGACCTGGGGCACCCGGCCGGGGAGCGCCATCCGCAGCATCGGGGCCTGCGTGTTCAGGCCCCGGGGCCCCGTCTGCGAGGAGCACATCCTGGCCGAGTTCTACGTCAACGTCAGCACCGAGTCCTGCCTGGCCTTCGGCCTCACGCAGGACGAGTCGACGATCAAGTTCTGGGCCGAGCAGGGCGAGGCCGCGCGGGCGGCGCTGGAGGCAGACCAGGCCAGCATCGACGTGGCGCTGGGCCGACTGGGCACCTTCTTCGTCGAGCACCGCTGCGAGCACTACTGGGGCCACGGGGCCAACTTCGACGGCGTGCTGCTGGAGGCCGCCTACCACGCCTGTGGGATGATCCCGCCCTGGAAGTTCTGGGGCAGTCGCTGCACGCGGACCCTCTACGACATGGCGGGGGTGGACCTCAAGTCGCTGCCCCGCCAGGGCACCCACCACAACGCGCTCGACGACGCCAAGCACCAGGCCTGGGTGGCCATGCTGGCGTGCGAGAGACTCTTCCCGCCAGCCCCGGCAGCCGAGCCCCCGGAGAAGCAGATCTGTCAGTACTGCCTGGACCCGGCGGCCTGCGTGGCGGCGGGGGCCTGCGGCCACCACGGGGCGGACCTGTGACCCACGGCTTCAAGACGCGCCGGGGGGTCAAGACCTGCGACCCCTGCGGCCGGGACGAGGAGGGCCGCTGCGCGTCCTCCGGGACGACCCAGCCGGCCTGCTCGGACGCGCGCTGCCCCTGGAAAGACCCGGACGGCACGCCCGAGGCCATGAGTGCCCGCGTCGCGGAGCTCGAGAGCAGGTTCAACGTCTTCGGCTACGGTCCGGGGATCTGGCGATGACCTGGGAGGAAGAGGCCAAGAGGCTGACCCCCTGGGAGGAGCGCGGGGGCGTGCTGTTCAAGCGCGAGGACCTGTTCGCGCCGCTGTGCAAGAACGGCCCCAACGGGGCCAAGTTCCGCCAGCTGCTGCACCTGTTCGCGCGCCACCGGGGCAACGCCACCCACGTGATGACCGCGGCCAGCGTGCTCTCGCCGCAGCACAGCATGACAGCGGCGGTGGCCCACCACTACGGGCTGCCGAGTCTCCACATCATCGGGGCCACCACGCCCGAGAAGGCGGTGGCCAACCACGTCAACGTCCGGGTGGCCTCCCGCTTCGGGGCCAAGTTCGAGGCGATCAAGGTGGCGTACAACCCGGAGCTCCAGAGGGCACTGGAGCGCCGCCGCCGGCCCGACAGCTTCGTGGTGCCCTACGGCATCACCACCGCCCCTGACTGCTCGGAGGAGGACCTGAGGGCCTTCCACGAGGTGGGCGGGGTCCAGGTCAAGAACCTGCCCGAGCAGGTGGAGACACTGATCGTCCCGGCGGGCAGCTGCAACACTCTCACCAGCGTGATCTACGGACTGGTCCGGCACGGCCACGGGAACCTCCGGGAGCTCGTATCCGTCGGCATCGGGCCCGACAAGGTGGCCTGGGTCCAGGAGCGCCTGACCCGGCTGGGCGTGCGGCCACCGCTGCCCTTCAAGTGGAACCGCCGAGTGTCCCTGCACGAGAGTGGGTTCGCGGCCTACGGGGACCGGATGCCGGAAGAGTACTACGGCCTGCAAGGGCACCCTACTTATGAGGGAAAAATCCTTCGCTGGATGAAGAGGCACGGCGTCCTCCCTCCCCGCGACAAGGGCCTGGGCTTCTGGATCGTGGCCGGCGAGATGAGCGAGAAGGCCGTGGAGAAGAAGTACCCGGTCGAGGGCCTCAACGACAGCATCAAGGACCTGTTCAGCGTGCAGTTAGCACCATAAGGAGAGAACTATGAAGAAGAAACTCTTGATCGGTCTCGCGCTCCTCGCCCTAGTGGGGTGCGACCGCGATGCCGACGTGGCCCAGAAGAACCTAGCCCAGGACGCAGACAACTTCAAGATCCCCAGGCGCATCGCCTTCATCAACGGGATCACGGACAAGTACCTCCTGGAGATCACGGGCTTCTGCGCGTTCAAGGCCTCCGATGAGACCAAGAACGTGCTCAACGTCATCTGCAAGGTCGACGGAGGCTACAAGAAGCACTCCATCGGCCTCTCGGACAACGTGACGTTCGTGAGCGAGCAGCTGGCCCCGCGGGACGTCAGCACCTCGCTCTACCACGTGACGTTCAAGCCGGCCACGCTGGTCCCCGACGTCGAGCTGCGGTAGGCGCGCAGATGAAGGCCGGTACGCACGTCCGCACGCCCGACGGCCGCGAGTGGACGGTCGTCTACCACGGTCCCGACGGCTACGGGGTCGTGGAGGGACGCCGGACCCTGACCGAGGACGAGCTCAGGAACATACACCTGGGCGGCCCGTTCTCCAGGGAGGCACTGGCTGAGGCCGTCAAGGCTACCCACATGCTGCGGGACTCCGTCTCGCCGACCATGGACGAGCGCATGTGGCCCGGAATGACGCTGATCGGCGAAGAGTTCGAGAGGATCGCGGAATGAAGGACTACCGCACCCCCGAGCACCGCGGCGAGTACTTCGCCGCGCTCTACGAGACCAACCTCCGGCACGGCACCATGCCGGGGCTCGTCTACCTCTACATGCCGGCGCTGGCGCACGCCCTGGGCTGGGACGAAAAGACCAAGCTGTGGTTCGCGTTCCTCAACGGGATGACGCAGAACCCGCTGACTAGCCTGCGCCTTCTCGAGCAGCTGCCCGAGCCGCCCGAGAACAAGATAGCCCTAGCGGTCTTCAAGCAGTGGTTCGACGCGGAGTGGCCCCGACTTCAATACGACACCGATCGGCGCTACGCCAAGAAGGAGACCTGCGAGGCCATCAAGAGCTACTGCTGGGCGGCGGCCGCTTTCGGAGACTCTCAGACGACTCCCCAGGTCGACATGCTGAGCCTTAGGTCTTGGGAGGCCATTTGGGGCTTCGTGACTTCCTCCTTCCGCAGCTTCGGCCGGCTCTCGGCCTTCAGCTACCTGGAGTACGTGCGAATCATGGGCCACGGCTGCGAGCCCGATACCCTACTATTCTCCGACAAGTCGGGCAGCAAGAGCCACCGCAACGGCATGCTGTTCCTGACAGGCCTGGACGAGCTGGTGAACGACAAGCGGACCGGCCGGGGCCCCGTGGCCTACGAGAACTTCGGCAAGATGTGTGTATGGCTCCAAGAACGCGCCGACATCTGGCAGGCCGCCTTCAACGAGATGGAGGCGCGGAAGGGCTCGACGCTGCGGGCCACCAACTTCACCTTCGAGAGCCAGCTGTGCCAGTTCAAAAACTCCTTCTTCGGCCGGCGCTACCCCGGGGTCTACGCAGACATGGCCTGGGAGCGCCTCCAGTGGTACAAGACCAACGTGGGGCAGGACAGGAACTGCCGCCTGATCGCCGACATCTACCACTCCCTGCCCGACTGGCTCCAGTACGGAAATGACCGCTTGACCGTCAGGCAGAGAGCGGCTATATTCCCCCGCACGGGCGTGCCCTACCGAGCAGAGCACTTCCTAGAATAGCGAGATAGCACTCATGGAAATCTACACCCAGGCCCTCATATTCGCGGTCCGCGCCCACGGGGACCAGAAGCGCAAGTACACCAACGATCCCTACGTCGTCCACCCCATCCGCGTGGCCGAGATACTGCGGGAGGCGAAGGCCCCAGAGGTCATAGTCTCCGCCGCGCTCCTGCACGACACGGTGGAGGACACGAAGACGACTTACCAGGACCTCGTCATGGAGTTCGGTCCGGCCATGGCAGACCTCGTCATGGAGGTCACGGACCCCAGCCGGCCCGAGGACGGCAACCGCGCCGCGCGCAAGGCCATCGACAGGGAGCACCTGGCCCGGGCCAGCGTGTACGGGAAGACCATCAAGCTGGCGGACCTCATCGACAACACCGCCAGCATCGTGAGGTACGACCCCGACTTCGCCAGGGTCTACCTCGCCGAGAAGAGGCTACTCCTGCAGGAGGCGCTGAGGCCCGTCGGGGCGTTCCATGACTGGCAGAGTGTCCACGGCAGGCTCTACGCGAAGGCACTGGCCCAGATGGAGACTCTATGCCTAAGCTGATCATCAACCTGCGCGGCACGTCCGGCTCCGGCAAGACCACGGTGGTCCGCCGGCTCATGGGGCTGGGCGAGGTCGAGAATATGAGGACAACCGACGGGAAGATCGCAGGGGTTCGCCTAGAGGTTCCACGCTGGAGCCACGCCGTGTTCTTCATCGGCAAGTACGACAGCGTCTGCGGCGGGATGGACACCGTGCCCACGCAGGCCGACTGCTCCACCCTGATCCATCGGGCATACGATCATGGCCACGTAGTCTGCGAGGGCCTGCTAGCCTCCGGGGTCGGGCCCAAGGCTACCCTGCCCGCGGCGTGCATCGCGGCGGCCGGCCCCAACGCCTGGTTCCTCTGCCTGGACACGCCGCTAGAGGTTTGCATCGAGCGCGTCAAGCAGCGCCGGGCCGCCCGGGGCGACGACCGCCCGTTCAACCCGGCCAACACCCAGGCCAAGTGGGAGCAGACGCGCCGGGCCTACGAGCTCCTGGAGGAGGGCGGAGCCAACGTGCGCTGGCTGCCCTACGAGACGGCCTACGAGAAGGTCCGCGCCATTCTGGAGAAGGTTGATGCCGCGGACTGAACCGAGCCTCTGGAAGGCCAAGCACAGGGTCTCTAAAGAGGACGACGGTCGGGCCTTGACCTACTTCTGCGACGACAAGCGCCACCTGGTGTGCCAGCCGTATAGCCTGGAGAACCTCCACGTCATGGCCCAGCGCCTCGGCCTCAAGCGCCACTGGTTCCACAGGGACCACTACGACATCCCGGTCAAGCGCCGGGCTGAGATCGAGAACCTGTGCATCCACCTGACGGCGCGGGACATCGTGCGCATCTGCCGGGGAGGCAAGGAGTGAGCAGCGACCTGCGCGGCCTGGTGGCGTTCGTCCGGGAACGGGAAACGATTCGCTTGAAGAGGCACCTCGGAGAGCTCGCGCCCTGGACGGACGACCCGATCCTGGCCAAGTACCGTTTCTGCAACGTGAGGCGCGGAGACGACCGAGTCTCGCAATGGCTGCTGAAGAAGTACTACCCGAGGTTTGATCCTCGGGGAGACCTCTGGTTCGCGGCCGCCGTGGCACGCCTGATCAATTGGCCGCCGACCCTGGCGTGGCTCATGGAGAGGTCCGTGACCTGCGACATGGTCGACGCCTACGATGCCCATGACTTCTCCAGAGAACTCGAGAAGTACCACCATGAGAACCCCGGCAAGACTTACACCGGGGCATACATGCTCTACGCCGGGGGCAGGCAGGCGCGGTTCAAGGGGATGGCCAAGGCCGACTTCATCGCGCACCACCTGCTCGCGGGGCTGACCGTCAGCCGCGACATAATCAGGCTGGCCGTCTCGAGCAGGAGCGTGGAGGCCACCGTGACGGCGCTCCAGCACTCCTTCGGTATAAGCTCGTTCATGGCGGGTCAGGTCGCGGCTGACCTGACCTACCTTCCTCTCCAGCTGGGTCAGGCTCGAGATCTCTACACCTGGGCCCCCCGCGGCCCTGGGTCCTTGCGCGGCCTCAACCGCCTCCACGGTCGGCCGCTGAACAACCAGTGGGACCAGGACCACTTCAACGATGCGTTGAAAAAGGTTAACTGGGCAATTGGCCCCGGCTTGGGCCTCACCCTGCACGACGTCCAGAACGTCCTGTGCGAGTGGGACAAGTACGAGAGGGTGCGGCTCGGGCAGGGCGTGCCCCGGTCGCAGTACAGGCCCGAGACGGCATATTAAGCAGCCAGGAGAGGAGAAGAAGATGACCTACGCACTGACGGCCCGCAACCCCAACGAGGCGTTCCCCATGACCGTGAGGATGCTGAGGGACCACGGGGTGCGGCTGCCGAGCCGCAACGGCGACTGCCTGGAGTTCCCGGACGTGGTCAGCGTGACCTTCACGCATCCCCTGGAGCGGGTGCTGACCAATCCGCTGCGCCGGATCAACCCGTTCCTGCACTTCTTCGAGCCTCTGTGGATCCTCGCCGGCCGGCGCGACGTCGGCTTCCTCGCGCAGTTTGCCAAGAACATGACGAACTACAGCGATGATGGCGAGAATTTTGCCGCGGCCTACGGTCACCGGATCAGGCACGTGCCCTCTTCTTATGAGGGAGACCCAGACATCGATCAGATTTACGAGGCCGTAGTTCGTCTGAAGGCGGACCCGGATGACCGCCGCGTGGTTCTCATGATCCGACAGCCTCTAGACATCGGCTACACCGGCAAAGACGCGGCCTGCAACATCGCGGCCAGCCTGAAGATCCGCGGCGGCCGGCTCAACATGCACGTCATGAACCGCAGCAACGACGCGGTCTGGGGCGGCCCGGCCGGCGGAACCAACCACCCGCAGTTCACTGTCCTGCTGGAGTTCATGGCCGGGATGATCGGCTGCGAGGTGGGGCGCTACACGATCACCACCGACAGCATGCACGCCTACGTCAACCCCCAGTGGGAGAAACTGAGGGACACGCCGGCCTACGCAGACCCCTACCAGTCGGCCTCCCACGACTACCGACCGTTCCCCATGATGGAAGAGCCCGTCCTCTTCTGCACGGACCTGACGGCCTTCTTCGAGACGTACGACGACGGCCGTATGCGCCCCTACTCCAGCGTCTACTTCCGCCGGGTGGTCCTGCCCATGTGGGAGACCTTCCTCTCCTACAAGGCGCGCGACGGCCGGGAGCGCGAGCTCCTGGAGAGGGTGGCGGCCGCGGACTGGCAGGACGCCGTCAGCCAGTGGTTCGACGGCATCGAGCGCCTCCAGAGGCCCTTCTCGTGAGTGTCCTGCGGGCGGTGTCCTGGGCCTACCGCAAGGCCCGGACGCTGCGCTTTCACACTCACTTCTGCACCCGGCAGGAGACCATCGGCCACCACTCCCACGGCGTGGCGGTCATCGTGTCCCTGGTCTACCCGGACGCCAGCGCCGACCTGCTCAGGGCCGCGGTCCTGCACGACCTGGGAGAGGGCGAGTGGGGCGACATGCCGGGCCACACCAAGCGCGAGCTCGGCATCCGGGAGGCCGTAGCCGTCCTGGAGGAGCGAGAGATGCGCAGGAACGGCGTGGAGATGCCGACGCTGAACGCCGAAGAGCACCGCAGGCTCAAGTTCGCCGACAACGCCCACGGCGCGCTCTTCTCCATGGAGGAGCTCTCTAGGGGCAACCGGGAGCTCCTGGGGCCCTTCCGCAACTACGTGGAGTGGATGGAGAAAGAGCCGATGCACCTGCTAGGCGAGCAGGAGCTCTTCGAGATGATCAGGCGACGGTTCTTCAGGCATTCTACCGAAGGTGTGAGAGATGAAGTCTTCGAGTTCTGAGGCGGACAAGCGCCAGGTCGGCGGCGGCCATTACAAGGACGTCCCCGAGCACCTCCAGCACTGGAACGTGGTCGCGGCCCTGGGCTGGGATTATTTCATCGGCACGGCCACCAAGTACATCTGGCGGGCCGGCAAGAAGGACGACCCCGTCCAGGAGCTCGAGAAAGCGGTGCACTACCTCCAGAAGAAGATCGAGCTCCTCAGGGCCGAGCGCGCGGCCGCGGAGAAGCAAGTTGGCTGACGGAGAGGTCGCCTTTTTAGACACGGAGAGCTACGCCAACGCGGCGCTCTTCATGTGCCAGACCGAGGGCGGCCGCCTGTTCAAGGCCTGGGTGGAGGGCCCGAACGGTCCGGCGGCGGACTACGTCCGGGCGGTCATGGCCTCGGGCTACACGTTCGTGACCTTCAACGGCATCAACTACGACATGCCGGTGGTCAGCGCCATGATCGACGGCCGGGGCCCGCACGAGATCAAGCACCTCTCCAACCGCATCATCGAGGGCGGCCTGATGCCCTGGGAGGCCGCCGACGAGTTTCGCCTGCCGCCAAACCTGGCGGGCGTGGACCACATCGACCTCATCGGGGTCAGGCCGCCCAACGCCGGCCTCAAGATGGCCGCGGCCCGGATGGGCTCCCCGCACCTGGAGGAGAACCCTATCGACCACCGCTCGGAAATCGCCCCGGCGCAGTACCCCGGCGCCGAGCGGTACTGCATGAGCGACCTCCGCAACACCCGGATGCTGTTCGGCCGCTGCGAGCAGCCGCTCCTGCTGCGCTGCCAGATGAGCCGCGAGTACGGCGTGGACCTGCGGAGCAAGAGCGACGCCCAGGTCGCCGAGCAGGTGTTCGTCAAGAAACTGGGCCTCAAGAGGAAGTGGGGCGAGAACGCCCGCATACCTCCGGTGGTGCGCTACCGCGCGCCGGCCTGGGCCCAAAGTTTCCAGAGCCCGGGCCTGCGCGCGCTGGTGGCGCGGCTGGAGGACACGATCTTCCACGTCCACCAGGGCAGCGGCCACGTGGCCATGCCCTCCTGGCTGGAGGCGGCCTCCCCGGAGTCGCGCCTGACCTCCCGGACCGGCGTCTTCCAGATGGGCGTGGGCGGCCTGCACAGCACCCACGACAAGAAGGTCTGCCACGTCGCCGGGCCGGACTGGCGCGTCACGGACGTGGACTGGGACTCCTACTACCCCACGCTGATCGTCAACGCCGACCCCGAGATACTGCCGCCCCACCTGGGCGAGGCGTTCATCACCGAGTACGACAACATTCGGCGCATCCGCCTGGAGGCCAAGCGGGTCAAGGACGTCTCCAAGGCCGACAGCCTGCGCATCGCGGTCAACGGCACCTTCGGCAAGCTGATGTCGCGCTGGTCGCCGCTGTACGCCCCGGGCCTGGGCCTGTACACTACCCTGACCGGGCAGCTGGGGCTGCTGGGCGCGGTCTACGAGGTCCTGGAGCCCGCCGGCTGCTCCATACTGAGCGCCAACACCGACGGCATCGTCATCGGGCACCCGGCGGGGGTGGACGCCGCGGCGCTGATGGCGGAGTACGCCGCGGTCATGAGCGAGGGCGGCCGCGCGCCCTACGGCGTGGAGGCCACCTCCTACCGCACCATCGCGATGAAGGACGTCAACAACTACATCGCGGTCAAGGCCAAGGATCGCTCGGTCAAGGCCAAGGGGCTGTACGCCCCGCTGGACAAGATGATGAAGAACCCCACCCTGCCGGTCTGCTCGGAGGCGGTGGGCAAGTGGCTGGCCCACGGCGTCCCCTTCGAGAGGACGCTGGCCGAGGCCCACCAGCGGCGCTACCTGCCCGACTGGCTGGCCGCGCGGCGCGTCAACGGCGGGGGCGTCCAGGGAGAGAAGACGGTGGGCAGCCTGGTCCGCTGGTACTTATCAACCGACCCCGGACTTCCGCCCTTGACTTATGCGCTGAATGGCAATAGAGTACCCAAGACCGAGGGCGTCAGGGCCTGCATGATCTTCGATCCTGCGGCCCCGTTGCCGGCGGACCTAGACACTCTAGCATATAACAAGGAATGCATCAGGATAGCCAAGGACCTGGGCTGCTCCCAGTACCTGTCAGAGGAACAGCTGGCACTCGTCGCGCCGCCCCCGAAGGCCGGCCGCAAGAGGAAGGCCGTCACCGAGTCCCCAGAGAAGGAAGCGTCAGCATGAAGGAATCAACGTCTCCCGCCCAGGCCGGCGCGAGCCTCGCCGAGGGACCCCGCGTGTGGGTGGTCTACGCCGACCGGCGCAAGGACATGACCACCGCCGAGAAGTACGGCCAGCTGACAGACATGTTCACCGGCCGGGTGGACTACTCCCGCGCCGTGGAGCACGCCCGCAAGATGCTGGCGCGCTACAAGCAGGGCGACCACATCCTGATCGTCGGCGACCCCGCGCTGTGCGGCATCGCCATGACGGTGGCCCTGGAGTACGCCCCGGTGGACGAGCAGGTGCTCTCCATCCTGCGCTGGGATCGCGACGAGCTGGAGTACCGGCCCGAGGTGTTCGACTTCAGCGACGACAACTAGGAGCACATAGCATGTCAGACTGGCAGGACAGTCTTACTCGCGGCAGGCAGAAGACGCCGCCGCGCATCGGCATCTACGGGGGCCATGGCATCGGCAAGAGCACGCTGGCCAACAGGTTCCCTAACCCCATCTTCATGAGCACCGAGGACGGCCTGGACGCCATCGACCTCAACGCGGCCTTCCCCCGGGCGAGGACCTACGAGGACGTCCTCCAGAGCCTGGGCAAGCTGGCCAAGGAGCCACACGACTTCAAGACCGCGGTCCTGGACACCGCGGACTGGCTGGTGGAGCCCCTCATCACCCGCTATATCGAGGGTAAGCACGAGCCGAAGGACCTGGCCTACGGCAGGGGGGCGGTCCTGATCGCCGAGGAGTTCCGCAACGTGCTCACGGGCTTCGACGCCCTGCGCCGGAAGCGTGGGATGAACATCGTCATCATCGCCCACGCCGAGATCAGGCGGTTCGAGAACCCCATGACCGAGCCCTACGACACCTACCGCCCCAAGCTCCCGGTGCGCTGCAACGCGCTCCTCCAGGAGTGGCTCGACGTCCTGGCCTTCGCCTCGTTCAAGGTCATCGTCAAGAACACAGACGTGGGCTTCAACAACAAGGTCCGCCGCGGCGTGGGCACCGGAGACCGCCTCCTCCACCTGGTGGAGACGCCCGCCTACGTGGCCAAGAACCGCTACGATTTCGAGGACTCAGAGGTCGAGATGGCCTTCGAGAACCTCATCAAGTTCATCCCCATCGTGGGGCTGGAGAGCGCCCAGTAGGGCAGAGGCAAGGAGCATAGCAGAGATGAAAACCGCAAGCACCATTAGCATCGACCTCGGGGGTCTCCAGCAGGACCACCGGAAGGCCAAGGCGGCCCTGGCGGCCGCCCAGGCGACCTGGACCGCGGCGGCCCGCAAGGTCGAGCTGGCCTGTGCGGCCGCCGACCGCGCTAGGGCGAAGGTCGACGAGCAGAAGAGCAACGTCGAGAAGGCGCGCGTCGCCATGCTCGAGGGCGCCCGCACCGCGGCCAACAACTAGGGCCGCGGACAGCAGACTACCAACCCCAAACCGTCAAGTAGAGGAATAGGCAGATGAGCAAGTTCGGCTTCGACCCGGCGGAGTACGCCGACCCGGTCAACAACTTCAATCCGGTGCCCCCGGGCGACTACATCCTCAAGGCCCTGGAGGCCGAGGAGATGAGCACCCGGGCCGGCGACGGCCAGTACATCAAGGTGAAGTTCGAGGTGTCGCGCGGCGAGCTCAAGGGCCGCAAGATCTTCATGAACTTCAACGTGGTCAACCCCAACGAGACCGCCCAGCGCATCGGCCGCGAGCAGCTGGCGGCCTGGGCCCGGGCCTGCGGCAAGCCCAAGGCTAACGACACCGACCAGCTCCTAGAGGTCGAGTTCCAGGCCAAGGTCGGCATCGAGCAAGGCAAGGGCGAGTACCTCGGACGGGACAACAACCGCATTAACGAGTTCGTGCCCAAGGAGGGCGTCCAGGCTCCGGCGCAGACCACGGCCAAGGAGGGTACCCAGGCCCCCTCGACCAAGGCCGCTGACAAGACCCCGCCGGCCGGCAAGTCCCAGCAGGCCGCGGCCACCAAGAACCCCTGGGACGACTAGGGCCGCCCGTGGCGACCATCCCCTACCGGGTGGAGGACCAGCTGTCGGACCTCATCTACGAGGCCCGGCAGCGAGAGGAGGCGGCGAAGCGCAGCCGGCGGGGCATCAGCCTCGCCCGGCTGGGCTCCTCCACCATCGGCCACCCCTGCGTGAGGTACGTCTACCTGGACTGGCGGGCCCACGCCCGCGCGCCCCAGGTGGACGGCCGTGTCCAGGCCATCTTCGACACCGGCCACTTGCTGGAGGCCCGGACGCTGGACGACCTCGGCCGCGCCGGCCTGGAGGTCTGGGCAGTCGACGCCAAGATCGGCAAGCAGTTCGAGTGGTTGGACGAAACGGGGCACTTCGTCTGCAAGCCCGACGGCGTGGTCAAGGGCCTGCCCTGGGACCCCAAGACCCCGCACAGCCTCGAGATCAAGAGCCACAACCTGAAGAACTTCGGGGCCATCGCCAAGGAGCAGAGCCTGGCCAAGGCCAACCAGGGTCACTACGTCCAGTGCCAGTCTGGCATGTGGCTGAGCGGCCTGGGGAAGTGCCTCTACGTCGCGCGCTGCAAGAACGACGAGCGGTACTATTTCGAGACCGTGGTGCGCAACGACAAAGCCATCGCCTGGATCGCCGATCGAGTGGGGAGCCTCTACCGCACCGAGGTGACCCCGGCGGGCATCAGCGCGGACGCCAGCGCCTTCCTGTGCACGGCCTACGGCGGCTGCGACCAGCGCGGCCCCTGCCTGGGCGGCCAGCCGCTCAAGAATTGCCGCACCTGCCAGAAGTGCGAGCCGGGGCCCGAGGGCAGCTGGCTGTGCGGCCTCTGGGAGAAGAGCCTGACCTGGGACGAGCAGCGGGCGGCCTGCGAAGAGTACAGGCCGCACACAGTGGGGAAGTAGCATGAAGGAATACTTGGATCAGTGGACCCTCGGGCAATTGATCGACGTTCTGGAGGCCGTCGGCGACAAGGCGAACGCCTGCCGCTTTGACTTCTGCCACGCCGTTCCCGGAAAGCTCGACAGCTATCGGGGATACTACGAGGACCTGGCGCTGGGCTGGGAACCGCAGACAAATTATCCAGAGCCGACCGTGGCGCACGTTCTGGACACTCTGAAGAAGCAGATCGGAACCACCGTTCACGGCTACAAGGGGGGTGACTACGTCGTCTCGCGCGATCAGACAGTCTATGTGGCCAACTACGGAGAGACTGGCTCCACCGGCATCGTCGGAGTCGACAGCACCTATACGACCGTCATCCGAACGGTCTGCACAGACCCGGCACCCGACCGATGATACCGGACGGCCGCGCCGTGATCATCGGCATGAACAACGAGGACGGCGGGGAGGCGCTCGCGCTGCACCCCGCCACGCGCGCCGGGGCCCGATTGCTGAAGTTCTCCGGGATGACCCGCGACGAGATGATAGCGGGCTTCCAGCGAGTCAACCTCCTGTACGCCCAGTCCTGGGTCATGACGGAGGCCCGCCGCGCCGCCGACCGGCTGATGGAGCACCTGGGCGGCCGCACCTGCGTGGTGCTGGGCCGAGACGCGTGGCGCGCGCTGGGGCTCCCCCACCAGGCCAGGTTCTGGGAGCGGCACACGCACCGCTTTGTGGCCGGCTTCCCGCCGGCCGAGACCGAGGCGTGCTTCTACTCCATCCCGCACCCCTCGGGGCTGAACCACTACTACAACCGCAGAGACAACCAGAAGAAGGCCGCAGAGGTGCTCTACGACGCCCTGCGCCGCAGCAAGGAGAAGTCAGTTGTCAGCCACGCCTAGAGAGAACCTGAACCCGGACGAGATCCGGGACTACGCCCGCGAGCAGCTTAAGAAGAACCCGGACGACATCCTGGCCTGGCTGCAGTACATGCTGGACATGACCCACGCCGACCGGGAGGAGGGCTTCCGGGTCGGGGACCACGTCGCGGCCAACCGGCACGACGCCCTGGTCCAGAAGTTCGCCGCAGCCGTCCAGGAGATGAGCCGCCTACGCCAGCACAACCAGGTGACCGTCCAGGCCCTAATGAACACGGTGGAAATCAGCCTGCGCAACGCCAAGGCCCCGCCCTGGAGAGCCACGCACCTCCACTACAAGGGCACGGCCTAC